CATATCACCAGACTCTTCCTTCATACGTCTATACTCATTAAAGGAACTAGATTTTGGATACCTAGGTTTTACAAATTGAAGTAGCTTTATATCTCTTTGCATCTTAGCCAAGTCTCTTAATATATTTTCTTCAGAGTCTGGTCTTGGTCTTGCTACGCCTATAGCCTGTACATTATTTGACCTCATTCTCATATCTATTCCCAATGGGTCGTCAACACTACCACCCTCTTGCATATATCCAGACTGAGGCATCTTCTTTACATCTCCACCGCCCATCATTTGTTGTGAGCCACTAAGTGTACTAAGAGCTATTAGTTCGTCTATAGCTGAAGTACCACTTTCTAACCTATCTGCGTTGTTTAACATTTCTAAATTTTTCATTCCTATTTTTTCAGCGGCATCTTTACGGATAACAAATTCACCCGGCTCTAACATTGCTGGTACTGTATCTGGCATTACAGAATCCTCCTTGCATATGAGTTCATATCTATTAATCCACCATGTCTGTATTCTTCTATATTTCCGCCTTTACTATATCCAGCCTCTTGTAATCTTTTATACAAGGCATTAGAAGTGTCACCTTTAGACTTCATAAAATCTTTTTGTTGCTTATTTAGTATGTGTTGCAATCCTTCTCTTGGGTCTAGCTCTCCCTTATAAACAGCTTCTTGTATCATAGCTTTAAAAGAATCCTTAGGAAACTCCCTATCAAAATACCCCATGTCTTTTTTCTTTGCCATACCACCATCTTTATATTCTTCTACGTATCCACCTTTATTAAAACCTAGCATACCCATAAGTCCTTTTTTATTATTTTCATTTATACTTTTTGGATTTAAAATTTGTTGAGCCATTTCAAATGAAATAGAGTCTTGTGGCATTTTTACAGCTCGTTGCATTGCTTTTTGCTTAGCGGCTTGAGAGCTTAGACTTAGTTGAGGTCTAAGAGATTCACCTAAATAATATCTATTTCCATCTTCAGTAGTCATTTCATAGACAGCCTGCATCATACCTTCAGGAGTTCTATTCATTCCGTATAAGCGACCCTGAGGAATTATTCCTCCTTGGTTATAATTAAGCACACCTCCACCTACAACATTTTGACCAATTTGTTCTTGACCTGCTATATCATCAAAAAGCATAGCTAGTTCAGTATCATAATCTGTTGTTGAAGCAAAATTTAAAGGTAGTCTTTCTGAACCTAAATTACCTAAAACATCACTTGCTCCAGCTTGTGCTGTAGACATATCCTTAGTTAAAGAAGATAATAAAGGGTCTGTTTTTCCAGCCATTCCTAAATTTTCAAGAGCATCCATTCCAAACTTTTCTGCATAAGCTTTCTTACCCAAATCAGCTACTTCTCCAGCTTTACCTAAACCATAGGTAGTTGCTCCAGCTATAGCGGAACGTTCAGCTAAACCACTAAGACTTTCAGTTTCTTTTCCTACCTTTCTTAAGTAATCAAAGTCATCTTTAAATAAACCAGTAGAAGATTCTTTAATATTTCCAGCATCTACAAGAGAACCACCTACTAATTCACCAGCTCCTTTACCTATAGCAGAACCAAGTGCTTTTCCAGCAAGTACAGACATTCCGCCAGTAGGTGCGGCTAGTAAAGCTCCTAAAGCTGTACCTGCAAAACTACCTAGCTTACCTAATATACCTCTATACTTTTTCTCTTTAGCTACTTTCTCTGCTTGCTCTTCAAATTCTTCTTGAGCTTTTATTACATCTCTGCCTAATCCAATTCCAAACATTTGACTAGATAAACCGGGTATGTATCCACCATTTGCATAACTCATAGGCTTCATATATCCACCGCCCATATATCCTTTAATTGTTTTCTTTTTATCGTACATAGTAATTCCTATATTGTTATTTCAGTTCTCCATACAGAGGTTATATAATAATCTTTAGATGAACCGTGAGGGTTTGCACTTGCTTGTATGCTTATTGATGCTTTAGCTCCTACGTCTACAACGGGTGTATTATTAAAATCAGATTGTTTTACTTCTATTGTAGTATTGTCTGCAAATGTATCTGTATATGTAAAGCTAGCAACTTCATCTACGGTTGCATCACCACTATCTTGTCTTTTAATTTTAAAAGTAAAGTTGGCAGTAGGTGTATCAAATGATTCTGGTCTAAATAATATCTTATGACAAGTCATTTTAAATGGAACAAGAAGAGTTGATGTAGCATCATTCATTCCTGTTTGTTCCCCTGTTCCCTGCCAAGGTATAAAATGCTCTGTAGTTGAGATATTATCAGAAAAATTATGTTTATATATTCTATAATCTATAAATGTATTTGTGTATTCTAAAGAATTAGTAGTAAGTTTTTTATCTACATATTGATTTCCATCTGAAGACATATAAGATTTCCATTTTAAACCTTTATGCTTTCTATATATAGCAAGCCTACCACTTTCTATAGTAATATAAGAACCGCCTTCCTGTAAAGATGAATGACCACCTTCATTGAATGACTGAGGCTGTTCTATAGAATTAGATAATCTTCTTAAGTTCCTAATCATTAACCTGCACTCACTTGTTTTAATCCTAGTACTCTATACTCTATTTGCATATCATTTATATATAAACCTGTATCAGTATCCCAACTATTAGTACCTTCTACTATGTCTATTTTAAAAGAAATACTTTGAAAAGATACTATACTACTTGGAGAAAAAACAGCTATTTTATAATTACCACTAGATTGAATAAAAGAACCTGAACTAAATGCTATCCACGTACCGCTTTGATTAATTTGATAATATACATTAGAAGCAGGAATAACAGTACTAGATGTATGTCTATAATGAATATATAACTTATAAAACTTTTTAATTAAAGAAGTTTGACCTAATGAAAAATCAGGTGTTTGAACTCTATAGTCTTTATGTACACTTGGCTCAGATATAAAATCAGTAGTGTAAACCTTATTAGCACCTTCAGTTCCTAGATTTGTTGATTGAACATCGTATGAAACTACCAATCTACCTCTACTATCATTTATAAAATTAGTTAATACTGGAGTAAAACTTGAACCGTTATCAACTGTGTCATTAAATGAATTTGGAGCTATGTCATCTGCATATGAAAATGATTGATTTTTAATATCATATATATATCCGTGCCTAGCCGCATCAACTTTTTGAATTACCATCACTTGATTTTTATCTGATATATAACCAACAGACATTTTATGTTGAGCACCAGAAGCACCCTCTGAAAAAGAAATCCAATCCTCATCATTTATTTTACCGTCTATTACATTAACAGTTATTGAGCCATTAAAATAAAAAATTCCATTTCTATTAACCCAAAAAACTCCAGCATTTCCCTTAGCTACTGAGTAAGGATGAAGAACTCCTGCATTATATATTGTGTCTTCAACAAACCAATTACTTGGAGATGAAGAAGCTACGTTGATTACCTGCATAGTTCTTTGTTTAAATGCTAGTATTCTATCAGCAAAAGATTCTAACTTAACATAATTTTCTGCATCACCTTTAGATGCTTCTATGTAATTAAAGTTTGGGAATGTATCGTACTTACCTATTTCACTATACATTATTCTGTCACCATAACTACTAAACTCAGTTAATCCATCTACTGAACCAGATTCTCCTTCATCATATTTTACATTAGCAACAAAGGCTCTTCTGCCTGACAAGGTTGCAGTTGCATAACTAGCACCTGACTGACCAAAAGATATTTGCTTTGTAGATTGAGAAAAACCATTTAATGAAGTATATGTTTCTATGCTTTGATTTTCTAATTCTAACATCCAGTAGGTGCTGGCTCTATTACCTACTGTAGTATTATTAGGGTCAGTAATTCTAAAGTGATGGTCTCCTGTAATTCCTTGAGTTGTACTATCTTGAACCCATTGCTTATAATCTGAAAGTATTGAAGTTCTAACTCCATCTTTAATACTTATATCAGCAAGTAAAGTCCAGTCTTCTCCAGAGCTAATATCTTCTAAACCATCTCCTTTTCTAATATATATTCTCCCACCAGATATTCTATTTGAAAAAGTAGTAGAACTACTAGATACATCTTGAGAGGCAAAAACATTTATTAATAATTTTTTAAATCCAGTACTAGCTGTAAACGTAGTATTTAATTTATTTAAAAGAGACTCTTGATTTCCGTCATAAATAAAAGTACTTGCGAATTCATAGGTAGTAGCTTCCCATCCTCCTGAATCTGAACTATGCTCTTCTACAGATAAAGACCATCCAGTACCATCGGCTGAAAATTCATTAGAGCCATTAACAGTTGTTATAAAGTCTCCACCAGTTGGTTTAGCTAAATCATTATTTTCTGCATACAAGTTAGATGGAATAACTCTTCCTATAAAATTTGTTAATTCTGCAGTAGTAGATTCATTTCCAGCAACTGCATAAAAGTGGTCTCTTTTAATATATCCATACCATTTAGGCTTTGATATATTTTGCCTATTTCCATCAGCTACTCTAACCGCAGAGTTGACTGAATAAAAAACCCAATTAGAGTAAGAACTTGCAGAAGATATTGTTTCTAAGTCTATTACATCTGCTGTTACAGCACCAGTAGAATCTTTATATACATCAATTTTATTATCATCTGCGTTCCCATATAAAATAGCAATATCATCTTGAACGCCAACTCTTTTAATAGTAATAGTTGCACTAGCTAATATATCCTCAGCTACTACGTCTTCAGCTAATTCAATAGCTGTAGCTCCATCCGCACTACCTTTTGTAGTTATTTCGTGACCATTATAATTGGGTATAATAACCCTATCTGAAGCACTTGCGGCTGTTGAATTAGTTGTCAATATTCTTTGTATTGTAAATATACCATTATTATTACTTGTACCACTTATTTCTATTTTAATTGGTATATCATCGTGGCTATTTAATAAAGAGTTATTTGAATTTGTTAATATTGATGAATTTGCTAAATGCCTAGTACCAATAATAAGTAAATTTACAGGAGGTACAGTTATGTTAAAATCTGGTTGAGTGTCTCCTTTTGGAATAAAAGAAACATAATAATTACTACTTGTTCCATCTAAATTTCCATAAGGATTTGCACCTGTATTTAATTGAACATCTCCAGTAGGTGTTATTCCTGTTAATGAAAATCCAGCTACTCCAGATTCTTCATCGTATTCAAAATAATGTAATCCATATCCCGGATTAACTGAAGCAGTTATAGTTGGAGTGTTATTCGTTCCCGGTTTATAAGCTTCTCCATCATTTGTATTCTCATTAAACTTACCTCTAGGTCTAAGTTCACCTACATTACTAATGTCAAAATTAACTAAATCAACAGCTTCTCCTATTAATAAATCTCTAGGATTTTTTACATTATTAATTCCTCTTGCAAAACTATTTATATTTAGATATTGCTTTGGCATTAATCAAGTATCTCCACATGAACTAAGTCATCAAAGCCATTATCTTTTACATCACCATCAGAATCCCAGTCTCCACCCCAACGAACTTTAACATTAAGTTGTTTAGCTATTCCTCTAATCATACCACCC